TTACTCTGTTGATTTTAGAGTTGGTAGAGGTAATATCTGTAAAGTATAGGTGAGATAGGTTTACAATTGAGTTAGCATCCACGTTAATCAAATCTTGACCTGTACCTACATAAATGTCTCCGTAAGATATATTATGCCCGTTTTCATATGAACCTTCTGGTCCGTCTAATTCAAAACAGTGACCTGCAGGAGAAATAACTACAAAATTATCTAAATTACCAGCCCAACTTTGGTCTGTATCAATACCATCGTCACCACAATTCCATACAACCACGTAAGATGTATTTACAGTTCCTCCGAACCACTCAATACCATCATCTTGGTTAGCTACAATTTCGATATTATTGATTGAAGTTCCAAAACCAACACCACCTAAAGTTAAACCATTAATTTCGTTTCCAGAGCCAATATTAGCACCTCCGTGACGAATTGAAACGTGAGATAAAATACCGCTGTTATCGTGAGTATTAATTCCACCGTACAATCCGTTTGGATCAGATGTTGGAATACCTTCAATTTGAACTTCAGTAACCTCACCAGTTGCATCTGGTTTAGGTGAAATTGGAGCTTTACCTAAAATAATTACTCCACCCCACAAACCATTTACAGTTGGATCTAAATTAGGTGAAGCAAAATTTCCCGCTGCAATATCTGCTTGCGAAATCTCATCTGCAACTGAAGTAAAGATAATTGGAGCAGCAGCTGTTCCCTCTGCAATTAACTTACCACCACGAGCAATCAATAAAGCAGTCGCATTAGCACCTGTACCCGCTTCACCTTTAATAATTGTACCTGGCTCAATTGTTAAAGTAGCTCCATCCTCTACCGCAATTCTACCTGCTAACTGGTAAATCGTATCTGAATACCAAGTAGTATTAGTTGTAATATTGGACGTGATTACTTTATTTTGTGTTGGAATCGGATCTATAATCACCTCATCACCACATGCTACCATTAAAAACGGTAATAATAAAAACAAAATTTTTTTCATAGTTTTTTCTTATACATATGACTTAACCTATCGCGACAAGTTACGTGAAAATTACGCTTTGATGAAGACGTCATATGACGCTTTTTGCCCTAATATGACTCCAGTATGACTAAATCATATTTATAGTCATCAATTAGTAACCTTAAATTCATATTACAATGAAAAACATACTTACAATTTTAGGGGTTGCATTAGTTATGTCTGCTTGTTCAACCGCTAACTACGCTACACATAGCATTCGTACTACACCAACCACTACTCGTCAAGCCTTAATTTATGACGACCACGTAGTTATAGTTACTCGAACGAAAATGTCTGTTGAAGACTATAATCGAATAGTTGCCGTATCAATTCAAAATAGAGAAGAGCGCAAATAGCGCTCTACTTTAACCTTTAATTACTTGCCTTTTATTTTGGCTCGAGTAATACCTCTTTTTAGCTTGTTGTTTTAATTTGCTTACCTCATTATTCATGAAGTGGATTTGCTCTTGGATCTCTAAAATTTGTTTTTCCATTTTGTGGATCTCTAAATAAAGTAAAAATCCCATAACCAAAGTTAGTACAAGGGAGGTTGCTGCTATTGCTGCTGCCATATTATTTTTTGTGTTAAATTAGTATATACGTATTTAAGGATTGAGGGGTGGTGAAGACTTAAGCAAGCTTTTTTTAGCTCGCTCGTATGCTAATTCATATCGATCTGCTACTTCCATTTTTGGATTTTCTTTTTTTATATCTTGAGCAAACGACATTGTTTCATTATAAATGCCTTTTTCATGTGCTTTGTATAAAACCGTTTCTATTTTACTCATTATTCCCAAAAAATGTTTTTATAAAACTATAAATAAACCCAACCAATACTAAGGGCCATACTACAATCAACGCAACCCTTTCACCATGAGTAAACGAGTATTCGGGAGCAATTTTTATTGTCCCATAATGCATCAACCATTGGAATATAAACCCAATTAATAAATATATTATCATGCTAGAATATAGTGAGGACCTTTTCGGTCCTCACGTTTTAATTCACTTCTATTAAATTTCTTTTTATCTCCGTGATTTTTAGAAATCATCTTCCTCCGAATCAGATTCGCTAAATGTCCCTCTTCGGTACTTCGGCGTTTGTTGGGTATCTTCATCTTCGTAGTCTTCATAATCGTTATACATAACTATAGTTTAGAGGCCCATTTATTAAAATATTCAGTTTTAGCTTTACCTTTTAGTTGTTGGCGTTTTTCCCAATTTGGGGGTAGTGTTACTTTAAAACGAGGTGTAATCTTTAGGTCGCTTTCCGTCTCTTGGATCGAGTCCGTTGAGGAAGGCAGTACCAACTTCTTTACACTTTTTACTAATTCGATTGGTCCCATAATAATAAATTGGGCCATTGTATTCTTCATAATAAGGTTTATTAGGATTTTCAACATTTAAAATTCGTCTTTTACCAGTGAAACTTCTAAATTCGCGGGCTGTAACTCGAGCCCATTTTTCACCATCGAAACTAACTTCACAACACAATGCTGAATTAAAGTCATAGGTTAATTTGATTAGGTTACCTGTTTTTTCAGCCATTAGAAGGGCAATTCATCATCTCCTCCAACTGCAAAACGATCTGCTTCCATCTCGTAGTAAGCATCAATTTGTGCTTGTAGGTTTTCAAGGTATTCTACACCTACAATATCACCATTTTGGTAGCGAATCATATCTGTAATCTCTTTTTCGTTTTCGATTACGTTTACACCATTACCATTGTTTAGGCTGATGTGGGTGTAAGTTGGTTCAAACGAGATGTCTGCGATTGAACGAAGTGAAATCAAGTGCTTGTACTTGTTTCCGAAACCAGTTAATTCAAGAAATTTCATAATTAGAGAAGTAAATTGTTATTTTCCAAACCATACCAAAAACGCTCGAGCCATACTCCGACTTTTACATTTTCAATTTTTTCATCTACTGAGAGATTTTCGTTGTAGCGTTTATCAGCTACCTTTAAAATACCGAAATCAAACAAATCACGAGCGTGATCTAGATTTCCTTGCTCTACTGCCTCTTTGGCTTGAGCATAAATTTTTGTCAAAATACCTTTATCTTTTTTAGCCATAACTCTTATTTTACCAATTTAGACATCAACATATCAGCACGATTCTTGTATTCCATAGCTAATACAATCATCCCTTGGTTGAGATAATACTCATACTTTTCCAATGCTTCACGAACTTCCTTCATTACCTTTATTTTTAATTACCCCTAAATATAAAACCTCTCTACTGCTCCTCCAACCACCCCAGGTCTTAGTTCAGCAATAGCATAAGTGATTCCGTCTTGTTTATGAACAACGTGCCACGTTTTTTTTCCTTGAATGAATTTTTCATTCCACTTTTTACTTGGAATTTTAATGCGTTGTGGTCCTTTTCTCATCGGTATTTTTTGGCAACATAGTCCCCTTCTAAATGTGATTTTACAATATGACAGTGCTTACAATTCAATTGGTAATTTGAGGGTTGTTCACCTTCAAGTGTGTGCTTGATATCTGAATTGATATGGTCTACATCTAACATTGATGATTGACCTTTAGTGTGTAAATCAGGATATGATGCTACAGGATCAAAACCACAACTTTCACATTGGTGTTCACCTTTTACAAATTTTTCAACCTTATACATTAGGTGTGGTCTATCTTTAAAAACCGCAGCACCACAAATCTGTTTGTATTGGATGTGGGTGGAACAAAATACATAACGCTGAGTTTTATTGTAGAACTCAGTTTCATTATTACACCAGCTTACTTTACACATAGCTCTTTTTCTACTGCTTTGATGTGCTTGCAACGACGATCAGCTGCTCTCCAGCTACCAGGACAAGTACAAGTCAATTTAAGACCATTTTGACGAACCTTGTAAAAACCATCACCTGATGATGATTCAAATACCCATTCGTTTTTCTGTACAGGTGCCTCTACTACCTCAGGAGCATTATGAACAATATCATTATAAGTGGTTTGTGGGTGAACCTCAATCCAATCAGGTGTAAGGTATTTTTTACCGTCAGCAGGTAAAACCATTAAACCAAAATATGGTGAACGCGATTCGTAGCGAAAGCGCTGGGCGGCTTGGAATGATCCAAAGCCACGCCCAATTTTTAAAGCGCCCTCAGCATACACAACACGGCTTCTCAGAGTGCCGTATTTGTTTGTATTTGTAAATTTCCAAAGCATAACCTTAATTCCCTTATTTAGTTAAATGTACGAAACATTTTTTAAGTAACCAAATAGAGACTTAAGCCCTTTAAAAATTGTTTTAAGAATGTAAATGTAAAGTTTAATAACTTTCCAAACTATCCAAAAGTAAAAGTATACAATAGCAAATGCTAAAAGCCAATCTGTCAACTTTGTCATAAAATTTGTATTGTCAAACATAACCCTTATTTTTATTTAACATAAATATACGAAGCCCCTTTCGGGGCTCCAAATCTATGCTAAATATCTTTCAGGTTCTTTTCCTCGTTCTCGTTCTAATTGGAGGTCAAGAGTAATAGCAGTACATATTTTCTGAAGATCGCTTTGTCTCATAGAAGCTAAATCTTCATCATCAAGCATATAGATAATATCTAGTGGTTTAATTGTCACTATCGGCACCATAAGCTAAATAGTCAGGACGTGCTTTTTTCTTGCGCTTCATTGACTTATAGTTATTTTGAGCCCACTTATGCCATTCCATAAATGCTTCGTAGCGTGCTTTACTTGATACTTTACTCATAACAAAAATTTAATTAGTTAATTTATTTAATACAATATAATTAGCCTTTAAGCGTTTTCCAAATTTTACTTTAGTTTTTTTGCTTAGAGGTTTTTTACCCTCAACTCGTTTTTTCTCTGACTGTGCCATTATTTACCTTGCCCTCTGTAGGCCTTTTTATAAAGTTTACTAGTTTTGAGTTTAGATGTTTTAGTTTTAGCGTGAACACCTGGACGAGATACTGTTGGTTTTTCTTGAAACGAAGTTGTAGTTTGGGATTTAATTTTGGCCATTTAAAGAACAAATTAACATTAGTAATAACTGAGCAGTTATACATATGTTAGAATTTATCTTTAAGTTCTTCGGCTAGTTTTTTAATTTTTAAAATATAATTAGGATCTTCAGCATAACCCATTTGTGAAAGTAGGTTATAATATTCTTGATCACTCCGTGCCTTAATTAGACCCGAAGTTGCTTGGTAGTAACCATAGTCTTCAACTGATGATTCCCAATGATCATAGTATGCGTGGCCATTTTTGGTACCTATACAAGTAGTAGGACGACGTAGTGATTGTTTCATTCCAAACAAGTTATGGTTTTGTTTAAATACTTTAGATTTAAAACTACCAGTCTCCAATGTCGCCTGAGCTAAGACAATATGTGGAAATTTAAGATGTTTATTTTTAATGGTTTCAACTAAAGCATCTTGACTAAAATAATTCCTATCCATATAAATGATAAATTCTTTCTCATATAGAGTAAGATGATTTACTTGGATAAATCGACCTATTGTATAAGTCAGAAGTAAAGTAAAAGCTAAAATTGAATAGTGTTTAAAACCGAATCGTTTAAATTCGAGGTTTTGGCGGTTGTAAGTATAAAACATAACCTTTGGTTTAAATTAAAACAAGTCAAGAAATTTTCCGTCTGTTTTCTTCTCCTTAAATTTACGAACCTTCTCGTCGTTCTCCAACATTTTATCAGCTAGCTTTTCGAGATGTTTCGCTTTTTCTTTTTGATAATCTTTAGTTATCTTTTCGTGTTTTTTAGATTTCATATTCTAGAGATAAATTCTGAACCATCATCTGATTCGGTTGTATTATGTAAACCTAATTCTTTTAAACGCTCAAGTTGATAATCATCTAGTTCCCACTCAATCGCATCTGATGTTTTGAATTTAGGAACTGAGTCTTCAATTTGAGCAATATCAGATGGGTTAAATACATCACCCACCATAAGAAAGTAATGATTATAACAGAGTACCTCTAAATTTTCTAGTCTATAGTTTTTTGGGTCTTTATCTTTAAAATGAAGTAATAAAGGTATCTTATAATCTGATACTCTACGCTCACTAAACCCACATAAACCACACTCTTCTTTTAAATAACCTTCTTCAAATAAACGTTTTTTAATCTTAGCAGGTGAAAAACTTGTTGCTGGGATTATTCCGTTTATTAGATCTTGTAGTGGAGGTGTTTTACCATGATTACCAATCCACTTTTTAATACCTTTACCTGCTTGATTTAGATGTTGCTCGAATAGATTTTTGTAACCTGGTTCTGTAGCATCATAGTTTTTAGCCCACTGTTTATAGTGTGTGTAACTACAGTTCAAATAACGAGCTGCTGAGCGGTTACTTTTAGTAACGCCCATAGCAGCTAAAATTTGTTCTTTAGTTAATGGTTTTGGTTTTGGCATTATCCAATGTCTACAACATCTAGACCAGCAGTATCTGGTGTAGATTCATCTTCATCAAAATTTTGAAATTCAGCCTTACTAGATCCCTTTTTAGGTTTATCTTTAATAATGTACTGAATGAATTGTTTTTCTTCCATGATTACAACATCAGTGTAGGAATGGTCACCCTCCCCACGTTGTACGGTAACACCGCGTTTACGACCAACATCTGAACAGCTTACACAGTGCTTTGTGTTAGGTAGGATTTCAAGACGTTTTGGGTGAATTGGCTCACCGCATCCAAGACATTCTACAATCATAATTTCATTTTGTACCATACATATAACCTTTATTTTGTAAATATACGAACTATTCTTCGACCAGACAAATTAAATCGTAAAGATCTTCAGCTGTTTCTATAATGAATTGTTCATCACCATAGTTAACAATTTTATCTTCCTGATCTTCGGCTAGTGAATGTTCGTAAATATACCATAAAATTACTTCTGCTACTTCATCGTCAAAAGTATAATAAATAAGACCCTCGAGTGATTTAGCAAATAAATCTTCCCAGCTCCAAAAATCCAAGCCAAACTTTTCTTGAGCTTCTCTAGAACGTAGGATAGCTTTTTTATAGTTGTCTACAAAAATAATAAAGTTCTTTCTGGTTAGAGCTTCAGGTGTAAGAACTTCTCCCTGTATTTCAACAGGAGTATCAAACATCTTTTGAAAGAATTTTTTAAAGTCCTTTTTAGGATCCATTAGAGTACTTTTTTCTTACCTATAGCCCAGATTGAAAGAAACGTTTTTAGTGGAAGACGTTTTTGAGCAGCAAATTCTTTGGCAGCTACTAATCTTGATGTAGTTAAAGCCTTACCTAATATCTCTTTATTAGGATCATTTTTAACATAATAATAACAATAGGTAATCATAGTCTGGATTTTAGGTTTACTAATTCACTACATTGAGTGTAATCTTCTAATTTTTCATAGTGTTTAATAGCTTTATTTAGGAACGTTTTATAGTGTTCTTTTTTAATAGCTACTGTTACATTATAATTTTGTATACTAAATATTACACATTCACTTTTATTTTTACGAATAGCCTGCTTAATGGCCGCTATTGCGTTCTTGAACATAAATGTAATAAATTCTTCTTTAGAAGCCAACTCAAATAATTCTTCTGGGTCTTCATACTTGATTTCTAGGTCAAGTGGAAACTCTAATTTAAATTTCTGTTCCATGAAAATAAATATTTAAGACATTAATACATTTAAATGTAAATGGGTGATTTACATAAGCCAAATAATCATGAAACACATCTGGTGAATTTTCTTTAGGGCTTATTTCTAATTGGATTTTTACCTTATCTATAAACCTGTATAAATCTAAATTATAGGGTTCATAACTAGCTCTTTTAATAGTATCACCTAACCAATTATCTACTAAAGCATGTGGGCTAATAGTTCCCCATATTTGTTTTAAATCTTTAGGAAAAATAGGAAATATAAAATCACAAGGGTGAATACCTACACTATTCCAAGAATCAGCTTCAAAATGCCTCATACCTGTAGGTTTATTCTTTAATTCAACTATAGTACCATCTTCATAGAGTTCCTGATAGTTAAGAAAATAAACTTTAAATTGGGTTAGATAATTAGTTAAAAGTGAATTCCAATTATTAGTTAACATAGGACTATCATCACCTATAGCTAAAATATAATTACCTTTAGCTAGGTCAATCATATCGTTAACGTGTTCATGTAAACTAGAATATCCTTGTTTTCTAGAACTAACAATAAATCTTATATATTCACTATTAACTGTAGAGATATAATTTAAAGTATTAATATCATCAAAATCAACTTTAACTATAACCTCAAAATTATTTAGTGATAAATCTGCTTTATCAAAATATGAATTAATAGTTGATTTTAATTTTTCTACATTATCTCTAGTGTTAATTACTACTGAGATGAGCATTTTAAATTGTTTCGTATTCTATTTCTATTCCGTTCAATCCCCAATTTTCAGTATTTTCTGATTCGGTAAAATATTCTACCCATTTCCATGGATCATTATATTTTTGTTTTGAAGGAGAACTACCATCATTACCCATACCTAAATGAGACATATGATATAAGGGAACATCATATATTGCTTCCAAATTAAATCCATTTAATACAGCTTTTTTCTGAATATTGGTGTCTGGGAAGCAAGCGTAATACATATTTTCTTCGTACCCTTTAATAGTATTCCAAACGTGTTTAGATGCTAATTGGAAGTCTCCACAACAATTAATTATACTATACCTGTCATTAGGGGTTACTTGAGCATAAAATCTTCTTTCTTCTGTGGTTTGATCTAAAATGTCTCTATATTCTCTCCACTTATCAAAACCAAATTTAGCTACGTCTTCTATTTCTATGTCTCTACGAGATAAAGTATAAAATGTATTTTTATCAGCTTTAGCTAAAAATGCTTCAAATGTTTCTCTTTTAGGAGCGATAATGTCAATTGTAGTATTGACTATCCAATCTGCATCTGTTCTTCTAACTACTAGATTAGGTGGTATAAGTCCATTTACTACACTAGCATCAGATGGAGTTAGTTGAGAAGCTATACTAGGAGGGATAATTACGTGTTTGATTTTACCTTGTTTGATAATTCTATCTTCAAGTTTCCAAAGTAAAGATCCTTTATCTTCTGGGGAGTTCCAATCAACATACCATACCTCATCAAAGGTTTCTACCATTGAATTGATACAAGTAACTACTCTATCGTCTTCTTTATATCCGTCATTTCGACTGTATATTATAACTGCGGTTTTCATATAGTTGATACTCCTAATTTTTGGACTACAGTGGTTGTACATTCTTGAGCAAATTGGATTGCTTGTTCTATGTTTTGAGTTCGAACATATTCTACTACTAATCCTGCTAAGAATGTATCTCCAGCACCTGAAACATCTTTTACTGGTACTTCTTGGGTTGGGTAATTTTTATTTTGATAGTTACAACCATATTTTCCTCTAGTTACAATAGTTTTATCTTGAAGAACAGTATCATTATCTATTTGTTCTTTACTTTTATTATATTCTACAGAGTTAATTTTAATAAAATTAACATGGTGAGCCCAATTACCTAGTATTTTTTTAGTATCTAAAAATATTGTGCTTTGATAAAGTTGAGATATCATTTTAATATCTTCTTCACTTAAAAATCCTTTACAATAATCTGAGATTACAACAGCATCATATTTGTTTAAAAGTAAAGATGAAAGATTAAAGGCTTCACAAGTATCATTTTCATCCACTCGTAAGAGCATATGATTGTACTTAGAACAAACATATCTTACTTTACGAATTTCAGTTTGGTTAGTTACAAAATCAACATCAGCTCCTAGTGCTTTCAAGTTAGCTACAACATTACCTGCCATACCTGGGTTAGAAGTTTCTCTATCAGGTTTAATTACAGGAACAGGTGCTTCAGGTGCTAATCTATTTACTTCACCATACCTAAAAATATCTGTACAACTATCTCCTATAACTAGTATTTTCATCGTCTTAAAAACTTACGTCCTGAATTTACTCTATCTCTCCAGTATTGCAAAAGGTCATTCATGGTTTGTTCAAAAGTATACTCTGGTTTCCAATCTGTATGATTTTGAAACTTAGTAGTGTCAGGTACTTGTAAATCAGCATCAATTGGTCTTAGACGTTCTGGGTCAGTTACAATCTCAATATTTTTAACTGTTGATTGACTGATCAAATAGTTAAGCATATCAGCAATTTTACAAGTATAGGTACCTCCAATGTTATAATATTCACCTGAAGTAGGATTAATAGTAACTAACATATGATATGCTTTAACAGCATCTCTTACATCAGCATATGTTCTAAGTGAATCTAGATTACCAACATAAATTTTAGGTTCTTGTAATCCCGCTTCAATCATAGCAATTTGTTTAGCAAATGTTGATTCTGAGAATACATCACCTCGTCTTGGGCCTGTATGAGTAAACATACGAGTAGTCATAATAGTCATCCCATATGCTTCAGCATAATAACGACCTACTAGATCAGTTCCTACTTTTGAAATAGCATAAGGTGAAGCTGGGTGGAATGTTGTTTCTTCTCCAATTGGTAATTTTTCTTTAGGTACTCGACCAAATACCTCACTTGAAGCACAAACATGAATTGTAGCATTTTTATAGTAGGATTTACGAAGAGCCTCTAATAAATTAGCTGTACCTAAAATATTTGTTTGAAGTGTTTCAATTGGTGCATCAAAACTAGTTTGTGGATAGGATTGAGCTGCTAAATGAAATACATAATTAGGTCTAGATTTGTCTACAGCTGTAATAAGTGAAGCCAAATCATTTAAATCACCATAAATAAGTTCAACACGTTCTTTTTTATTGATTTCGTCTGCTAAATGTTCAATATTATCTAGAGGTTCATTCCAACGAGCTAAACCATAAATTTTCCAGTCAGTATTGGCTAACAGGTAGTCGGTCAAATGTGAACCGACCATCCCTGTTATACCTGTAATAAAAACATTACTTACTTTAGGTTCGTAAGTATCAGGCACACAATCTGAAACTCCCATTACTTATTATTTTTATACCACTCAATAGTTTTTTCTAGACCTGCTCTAAGATCATGTTTAGCAGTCCATCCTAGTTCATTTTTAATTCTAGATACATCTACTAAACGAATAGGAATCATAGTGGGTTTAGTTACATCATAATTAAATTCTGGTTTGTAACCGTAAATGTCAGTAATGGTTTCTACTAATTCTGTTACTGTTGTACCCTTACCTGTGGCAGCATTATAAGGACGTCCTGTAGGTGCTTTTTCAACTACAGTCATAACTGCGTCTACAACATCATCTACATAAATAAAATCACGCATTTGAGAACCATCACCCCATACTTCAAATGGATTCATACCAGCATCAGCTTTTAAAATCAACTGAGGAATAGCATGACCATTTTCATTAAAAGCATCATGTGGACCGTAAATAGCAGTAGTACGAACTACACCAAATTTAGTTTCTGAAATGTCTTGGTAATATTGGATTACTTTTTCTACGTAACGCTTCATCCAACCTACTCCTCTATAGAGTTTGTGTGGATTAGAATCATATGCTTCATCTTCATTTACTGGGTGTGAAACATCTGGGTACATAGTTGAGCTACCAATAAAGCCAAATAATGGAGTTTTACTTCTAACAGCAGCATCAATCATATTAATTGATGTAAACAAATTATTTCGAACCAAATCAAGAGCATTACTGTATTCAGTTTGGCCCTTAGCTCCTCTAATAAATGCTACAAAATTAAAAACAACTTCAATACCTTCTAAAACACGCATGCAATCTTCATGCTTCATAAGGTCAGCCTTTACTACTTCAAGATTAGAATGTGATTCGATTTTCAAATTTCTATTCTCAAAAACAGTTGCTCTAACAAAAGCACCTTCATCTAATAGACGTTTAACTGCAGCATGACCTGTGATGCCCGCAGCACCAGTTACTAAAACCTTTTTACCTGTATAAAAACCCATAATTATTTGTTTAAAGCATTAAATTGTTTATTAATTTTATCTTGGTTGTTTAGATACCATTCAATAGTACTTTCAACTCCTTCTTTAATAGAGATTTCAGGATAAAAACCATACGAATTGGCTCTTTCCATACTAAACAAACGCTTAGCATCTCCAGAAGGTTTTTCAGGCGACCACTGAATTGGTTTATCAAAGTAATTAGCTACAACCTCAGCTATTTCTTTAATTGTTACTCCTGCACCTGAACCTAAATTAACAGGTTGAGTAATTTTATTTTCTACCATATGAATCATACCACGAGCAACATCTCGAGCATGAATAAAATCACGGATTGGAGATCCATCACCCCATACTTCTAGAACTTCATTTTGGTGAGCTTTTCTAATAAGTGAAGGTACAACCATAGCATTTTTTAGATCAAAGTTGTCGTATGGGCCATAAACGTTAGCTGGTCTTACAATTGAACAAATACCTTCACCTCTTTGTTTAGCATAAGCTTCACATTGCAATTCACCCATTCGTTTAGCCCAACCACCATACCAATCATTAGGTGAAGGTGATCCTTTCCAAACATCATCTTCATAAAATACTTCAGCTGGGGTATAGACACCTACTGTGCTAGTGTATAGGTACCATTTAACATTGGCTTTCATAGCTGCTTCTAACATGTTAGTGTTAAATTGCATCATAGGACCCATAATGTCAGCTGGTTGTTCCATTGTTACTTTAGGGGAACATTTGATACCTACAAGATTAAAGACATAATCCTTACCCCAACAAATCTTTTCACATTGATCAAAATAAAGTAGGTTAGCTTTTACAAAACCTACCCCAAGAGGTAAATCTTTTGGCTCGTTAAGATCGGCTACAGTTACTTGAGCACCTCTTTCTACTAGTAAATCTACTAATTGACGCCCAATCATACCGGCACCACCAGTTACTAAAACTTTTTGATTTTTAAACATTATTTAGTTTTTTACAAAGATTAATAATTTGTTCTTCAGTTAATTCAGGATGATTACCAACATACAAAGCATGGTGGTGAACATAATTAGCGTGAGCTAAAGATCCATTTACACGATGTGGGAATTTTTTAAGATAGGGTTGTAGAGCCTGGTTACCACCACCTGCAGTTCCTAAACGGTATTCTACTCCTTCTTCTTCTAAAATACGACAAACATCTTTAAATTTATCTCTAGTAGAGCCTTGCATCATTAAAGGCAAAGCAAAATTACTACTACCCTGAGTTGGGAATGAAGACATAAATTTAGAATTGTCAAGATTATTTAACCAAGTGTGCAAATTGCGGGTTCTTGCTTCTATATTGCTATCTAAACGCTTCATCTGTTCAATACCCAAGACAGCGTTCAATTCTGTGGAACGCATATTAAACCCAGCTACAGCAAAAGTAAACAACGGATTTAGGTTAGGATATGTTAATTGATATTCAAGTTGCAACTCTTGAGATGCTTCTCTAGTCATTCCGTGTGAACGGAATAGTTTAGCTAAATCATAAAGCTTACTATCATTTACACAAACAGTACCACCTTCAATAGTAGTAATGTGGTGACCAAAATAAAATGAGAATAATGAAATATCTCCAAATGAACCTACTTTTTTACCTTTATAAGTAGCACCATGTGCTTCACAACAGTCTTCAATTAACAACAAATCATGTTCTTTAGCTAACTGAATGATTTCTTCATTAATAGCATTGAATCCTAGAGTATGAACTAGTACAATTGCTTTTGTTTTAGAGGTAATAGCACGTTTAATATTTTCAGCTGTAATATTAAAATCATTTAGACTAACATCTACAATTACAGGAGTCATTCCAAGTTGGGCTACTGAAGCTAGATCTGAAACCCAACCAATTGGGGGAACAATTACTTCACCTTCACCTTTTAACTCTTTAACCATTGCAATTGAAATATAATTTGCAGATGCTCCTGAGTTAACCATTACTGAGTGTTTAACGCCTAACCATTCAGACCAGATTTTTTCAAATTCTTTTACTTTAGCTCCGTTTGTAAAACGCTCGCCATGTAAACAAAAATCTGCTAATACTTCTCTATCACCTTGAGTGATATTATCATTAATAAGGGGCCACTTAAACATTTTTGATTTGTTTTAATTTTTCTAATATTTGTTCAGCACTCGGAGGTAAATTATCTACTGAGGGATGGAATCCAGCAGTTCGTGGTTCTAGGCCTAATGTATAAACTTTTTTACCAGTTGCCAAGCTTAATTCATTAGCTATACTACTAGCTGTTCCTTCTACATAATCATCATCTGTAACTAAACCACCGTATTTAGAATTATCTAAAGCTATTTTCCAACTATTTTCTACTATAAAAGGTTTAATCCAAAGTTGGTGAATAATATTTAATTTAATCCCTTCTTGTTCGGCTAATTGAACTAATTTTTTCATTTCTAAACGAGTTATAGAAATAGGGAATATAGTAAAATCAGCTACAGGATGAATTACATTATCTAATTCTTCAGTATTGTCGTATGATTTTCTATGTTCTGAAACATAGTAAGGATCATCATCAAGCATAAAAGAATCATAAGCATATTGGTATTCACCTGGGGTCATAGGAGCTATAACTTTAATTCCAGGCATACGGTGAGCCATTGAATGGTGAGATGAACCTGCTACAGGACCTACTCCACCTTCCATAGCAATACTTCTTACAAAGATAGGACAGGGACGATTCCAAATTTCTTTAGATTTAGCAGCATAATTAACTACTGAAGCTAAATTATACCATTGGAATCCTTGATAACGAACTACATAAATTGGTCTGCCACCTGCTAAAGCAATACCAGTAGCAATAGCACCACCAGCAACATCAGCCATTGAAAATTCAACCATACCTTCTTCTTCATACATTTCAGGTAAAGTTCCACCTACCCAACCTACAGCTGTAAGGCATTGACCATAACATTTACCCTGATCTGTAGTAAGATGTTTACGAGTAATTTCTTTTATTGTATCTCTAACTGTTGCTGCCATAACTTTTCTACTAGTAACTTATTTTCATTATCAATTTGTTCTGCGGGGGCTCCTAAAGAAAGTTTTTCACTTTCATACCGGTCAAAATAATCTCCATCTTGACCTGCTCCAGCATGCCAATATTTACGAGTTGTGTTAATATTAAGAAGCATAGGCTTATCAAATTTGTAATTAACTAAAAACTCATATAAAACTAAAGGATCATCATTTAAATTATAACCATCCATTTTAAAGGCATTAGCTACACTATGCATATCCCAATTACGTCTTATTTTCTTTTCAGTTAAAATAGATAAGTTATTATCTTCTACAATAAATAAGACTGGAAGGTTTTTAGTTGAAGCCCAACCTAAAGCCCCTAAAACATAATCTTCTTCAGCTGAAGCATCTCCCATTACTACAATAGTAGGTTTACGAGTTTGGTAAGCATGCCCTACAGCAATAGGAACTTGACTACCCATTAATCCATCATGTCCAAAAATATTTTTTTCGTGAGAATGGATTGAAGCCGAACCTCCCATTCCTCCAGCGCAACCTGTTTTACGTCCTAACAATTCATCAATTAACTGAATGGGATCAGCTCCTTTACTTAGGTAGTGTGAATGGCCTCTATGTTGAATAAAAACATTAGCATCTATATTATTCATTTCTAGAATAGTATAAAGGGATGCTGGGATGTATTCTTGACCTGCTGAAAGGTAAAATGGGAATTTAATATGTTTATTTTGTGCTGCTTTGTAGACTTGATTTTCAAAGTGTCTACAAAATGAAGCTTTTTTAAATGCTTCTATTCTAAATTCTGATCTCATAACTTTTCTATAAAACTTAAAGTGTCATTCCAATTTTCAAATCTGTAACCATTATCATCAATATAAAGATCAGCTCGTGGTTTATCTGATGTTACAGAAGATACATATTGAGCAATATTATATTTTTCTAACCATTCTGCTACTAACATAGCTCCTGTTTTACCGTTCACTAAAGGTCTATCTTCTCTTACTTTAGCTGTAAAAACTATAATTGTATATTTTTCAGATAATTGCTTTACAGCCTCAAGAGCACCTGGAAGTGGGTCTCCGTAACAAGTTCCATCACCCCATCCTTTATCTGCATTGTGAATTACACCATCAAAATCGATAGCTAAATTCTTTTTTTCGTGTTCAAAGCCTGGAGGGTAAAAATTAGCCATTTGGAATAATAACCATTACAAGTGTTTCAGGATCTACTTTATGAAATACTTCAGTTAGTTGTTTAATAGTACTAGCAACTACTATATCTCCAGGACCAGCTACATTTTGACCATAATCAGCTTGTAAACCACCTTTTAAAAACATAATATTGTACTGATCTTCTATCTGATTAAACATAGAAATATCAGTAATACTTTTTATAGATAAAGTACAATTTGCAAAATTATAATCTTTAGGCTCATTTGTTATCCAAAGACAATCTTCAGCTTTAGGCATTTCATGAGTACTATCTTCATAAGGTTTACCTTCACGCCCGTAACTATCTCTAAAACGAACTAAGTCCTGTTTATCAACCGGAGTTTCAATTTCAAATACAAATGCTCCTTTTTCATTAGTTGCCTTTGTAGAATGAAACAAACCCTTTCTAATCATTACTTTATTACCTGGCCCTAATTTATTAGTATGGTTAAAGAATGATACTTCAGCGTTACCATCTAACAAAATTAAACCTGTTGTTTTTTTAGGATGGCAATGTAATGATGTAGAGTGAGTATGTTTAATATAAAGAAACCAAAGGGCTACGTGCTCATTTTCATAAGCAAGGTATTCGTAACCCCAAGGTTTTTTTACTATTGTTGATTCGTAACTCATTTAGAGCGGTTTTCGTGTACTTCAAAAGCTGTTCTCATCCAGTCACCCATAAAATCATAGTGAGGGCAAGAAATAATATTTCCATCTACTACTACAGGACCACGATCATAAGTAGCACCTGCGTTTTCAATATCTGTGTCAATTGAGTAGTAACCTGAAACTGTACGTCCTTGAAGAATTTTAGCTGAAATCATCAATTGAGCTCCATTACATACTGAGAATATGGTTTTGTTAAGAGCATTCCATTGGCGAATAAATTCTAGTACTCCTTTTTCTTGGCGAACCTTTTCAAGTGCTTTTACACCACCTGGAATGAGTAGAATTTCGTAATCATTTAGATATTGTTGACGAGTTGCTTCTTGCTCCATAACTGAAGTAGTAACATCACACATCATATGACTTCCTAGACTACCCCAAATTTTACCTACTTGGTTAGCCATTAGAGTTACTTCGTAACCATGTTCTTTTAGACTGTAATATGGGTAGATCAATTCATGATCTTGATATTTTTCCCATGTAATAATAAGTGCTTTTTTCATAGCGATAATATAATAAATTAAAAATTAAGAGTCACGTTTAGACAAAATTGGATTTGAAATAGGCCAATAAATTCCTATTTTAGGATCATTCCATTTTAATGTAAATTGATCTTGAACATCTGGATAAGCTCCTGGGTAAGCCCATTTATAAAAGAATGTTGCTTCATCACTTAAAACAAAATGACCATTAGCAAACATAGGTGGAATTAAAACTGATTTTCTATTTTTAGAAGATAAAACAATTGAATCCCACTTTAAATAATTCTCAGATTCAGGTCTATTATCAACTACTACTAAATAAACTTCACCAGCTAAACAAGAAATATATTTCCAAGATTTAGAATCACCGTGTAGTCCTCTTAAAACATGTTTACGAGAAATAGAGACTTTATCATGATTAAAAACTAATTCGTGGTCGTCTTGTTTGAATAAAGTATAAAGTTCACCTCTAAAATCTTCAAATGAGTCGGGTTGGTATATTTTTACTTCAGGGAATATCATAAATTATTAGCTGATTTGATTTGATCTAAAAATAAACTTAACTTATTTCTAAAAGTATCTTCCATAGCTACCTGATAGTTGTATTCAATGTAGGGTAGTCTGCTATAATAGTCTTCGGGAGTTAAATTATTTACAATTCTAACTAATTCTTCTTCACTATTAAATCTAATAACTCCCCTTTCATCATATCCTAATTCTTCTAAATTAGGACAACCCCAATAAATTGGAACAGTTTTAGTAGCAAACGATTGAGCTATTTTTTCAGTATACCAATTGTCTATTTTTACATTTTCAACTGCTACGTGAAACATAAAGTCTGTAAATAGTATTCTTTTTCCAAAATACTCTGGGACTTCTCCGTTTGGGACGTGGGTTAAATCTTTAGAATAATGAGTGTAACCGGGTCTGACTTGTTTAGAAACGTCAAAATCTTCTAAAACATATTTCCATTCTTTAGGGATTTTAATTTCTTTCTTTAATTTATAAAGTCGTTGTCTAAATTTATGACCTTCAGCCCAATTAGTAGTACCACATAAAAATGATACTTTAAATTCTTTTTCAGGAGTAATAAACTTATTATAATATTCCTTATCTTCTGTATGAACTAGCCCAAAGCTAAATTCTACAGCATTAGGTAGTTTTTTTAAAAGATGTTTATTATAAGTTAATACTGTATCAAATAAAAAATAATTTTGTTCAACCCAATCATGTACTCTAAATAATTCATTAGGTTCATGAAGTAAATATATTTTAGTACGATTTAAACTTAGTTGTTCTAAGTTAGGAACATGGTCCATAAACATAGTAACAGGAAGATCCTTATACTTGTTTAAAAAGTATTCATAATGTGTTGGGTTAAAAAAATTATGAAGTATTACCATGAAATATCCCAGTCTTTAAACTCGGCTGCTAAACAATCAATTTTATAGTCTTTACGACCACCTACAACCTCCTGAATTTTATTTTTAGCTGTATTACGAATACCATTTAAACCGTGTGTTAATTCGAGATTATTCCCGTCTTTAATACCCTTACGGTAATTAGATTCGTTGTGCCATATGTGAAGATTCATTTGCGATAAAACAACTATAGCACGGATAGTTTCAGCTGTAATCTCAGACTTATTTTCATCAATGTGGGCCTGAATATCGTGAACTATATCAGCAATTTCTTGGGCGTATTCTGCTTTATGTTCAGGGATGAATACTTCTTTAAGTTGAACAATTGATAAACGATCAACTAGTTCACTTAGTGTTGGTAGATATTTCCTCATAATATTGGTTTTGTTTTTCTTGTCGTTCAATAGTTTTGTGATGCTCTAGAGCAAACTCTGATTCTAATGGTAATATAGCATGAGTCTTATAACCTTCCAAAATTTCATGTACCTTATTTTTCCATCTAATTTCTGAGGTGCGTTTGTAGATTCTCCACTGTAGATCAGGCCAATTAACTCTTCCATGATTGTCTACAATCCATCCCCACTTTTGAATATGTTCCTGTGTAAGTCCTTCTACAGTATTTACTCTAGGTACTCGAAGCACTTCTACATCATTATTCTCAAGCAACATAGGAAGATATTGAATTAAATACCAATTAGGCATTTCGTCAGCATCAATTTGGAAGATATAATCCCCTAAACAAGCATCTGTAAGGGCATTTTTCATATTAGCAAAATGTCCATCGAAATGGTAATGTAACCATCTAAAAGGAGCAAATGTAGTTTGAGATAGACTTCTCAGATAATCATCTACTGATTTAGAACCATTATTAGAATCATAGAATACAATAATTTCATCTTCTTTTCTTTTATTTTCAATCAAAAAAGGAAGTAAACGTTGTATTTCTACTAATTCATTACAAACCGTTATAGCGTAACTAATTTTCATTTTATTCAGGTAATACTCCAATATACGTTAAAGCCTCCATAAACTCACGTTCTGGGAAGTGTTTTAGAGTAGTCATATCCATTTTATAATCGTACTCTTTACCTTTAGCTTTAAATTTAGCTTTTTCGTCTTCAGGCATTAGGGTTGCTTTTACAGCACCCCAAGCCCAATTTTGACCATTAGCACCATCAGCAAATACCATTCCTTTATCAGGGATGTTTATAGCTGAAGGGATCCAAATGAGACCATTTTCATCTTCACCCATTAGCTCTTTATATAGTTCAGGAAGTACTTCCATTTGTTGGGCTAAAAATTCACTATCGCGAGTCATTACGTTGTTAGCTTGGAAACCACAACCATAACAAAAATGAAGTCTTACTGTATCGTTTACTTCTTGAACGTAACAGGCATCTGAGCCACAACGATCACAGGTAGTTAAATTATCCATTATACTGGTTTTTTAGGTAATTCAATTTTTTTCAAATCAGGTAGTTTAAGTTCTATCTTTTTAGGCAAATCAGGAATGTATTGAGTAAACAATTCATCTATTTTGTTTTTCATAGCTTCCCAACTAAACTCTTTTTTGTTTTTGAATGCCTGACGTTTAGCTCCATCAGTATAATTTTTATAGTTTTCAAAAACATCTTTAAGATAATGCCCCACAGCTCCGTGATCAACTGAAAACCATTGACTTTCTTTTAGAATCATATTAGGCACAACAGCTGATTCATGAACCTCAGTTAATTGACCTGGGAGTAAAGAAGTAAATTCTGGGTTAAGAAAATCAATATGACCTGACCATCCTGAAGTAATAATTGGTTTTTTGCTTAAACTGAATTCTAATAGTGGACGACCAAATCCTTCACCTTTAGTTAGGTTAATCATTGCTTTTACTTTAGGATGATTATATAACTGGTTCATTTCTAAATCAGTAAATTCACCATGTAAAAGATAAATGTTAGGCAAATTAGTTGAAGCAACTGTTTTTTTAATTAAATCTATTCTTTTTAGGATTTCATTTCGATCCATATAAGAGGCACCTGCACCACTTGTTTTTAAAATAAGAGCTGGTTTCTTAGATTTATTTTTAAAAGTTTCATAGAATGCTTTAATTAATAAACCTACATTCTTTCTATCTTGACCTAGATCTCCTTGAAGCCAGTGTCCCACAAACAAGTAAGCAAATGATTCAGGAATATCATTTAAAGTATTGTATAGATTATTTTTAGGAAGAATATCTAATACTTTATAAATGTCAATATTAGCTCCTTCGAATAATACTTCAATTGGTTTTTCTACTTTAACCTGACCTAATGATTGACCATTGGTGTGTTTCTTTTCAAATATTGAATTAAGGAAAGTAGTTTTTGAATGGTTTGAAGAAGTAAGAGTAACATCCATTCTATTAATTCCTTCTACCCAAGAACCGTCTACTAAAGTAGTTTCCATACCTGCTGTACAACCAATATTAAATTTACCAACTGGTTGAAATTCATTTGGAACTGTAATTTGCATCCAAATATCAGGTTGTTCAGTTAACTGAGGAGCTTTATTTAAGTATTTAGTTAAAAACATCCATTCAGGATTATTTTTTATAAAACCCCAAGGTGTGTTTCCCCAACGTTGTGATATTAATTTAACATCATATTTATCTAGTTCTATAATCGCTTTAATTAAATCTCTAGAACGGGCTCCATAACCGCTGTATGTGTCAAAAGGAGCGCTTATATAAAACGTATTTTTACTCATATTAGTAAATTAATTTATGATTTAGAACTGGTTTTTTATAGGTTGTTGTGTTGATAAGTTCAAAGTTTTCTCTGGGAGTCCAAGTTGAAAATAACTCATCTATACCTTCAATAATTCTGTTTGCTTGATGTTCCTGAGTAAATCCAGCTTCATTAGATAAAGCCCATTCTTTACCTGCTTTACCTCTAGCTTTAAGTTCTTCTTTAGATAAACTGTAAGCTTCTTTAATACACTTAGCTGCATCTTCCCAACTACATCTATCATCAAAGATGTAAGGTGTTGGGACAGAACCTTGAACTGAGTGGTTATTTGGGAAAACTGGGAATGCCCATTTACCGTGTTTCTTATAGGTGCCTCTATGGTTTGAAGGAAAATCAGCATCAAAATCAATCCAAGTACCATCTTCAAATTCAAAACGCATTTGATCTTGCATTCCACCTGTTACGTTAGCGATAATTGGGTTACCAACTAAAAGAGCTTCTGTAAGTGATAAACCCCAACCTTCATTTGAAGTAAGTAGAATTTGAATATCTGCCATATTGTGAAGATAATTCATACGTTTACTGTCGTATCTACCCTCTGTAAAGATAATATTACAGTATTCAGGACATAGTGTTTCAATTACAGCAAACAAATCAGTTCCATTCTCATCAATCGGTTGAGTATGAAGCATCAATACTACTTTTTCTCTTTGTTCAGGAGTTAATTCTTCAACAAATTGTCTAAATGCTAAGATTGTATCTGGAATTTGTTTACGACGGATGTTTCTAGAGTTAAAGAATACTACAAACTCATATTCTTTTCCTTTAAATAATTGTTTTTTAAAGTCTTGAAACTCTTTATCTTGTTCCTTATCAATAGGAAAATATACTTTAGGATTCAAACCATGAGGAACATACTTAATAATCTTATTTTTAGCTTTATCACCTAAAACAAGTTTATTGATGTTAACTGTTTGTTTTGAAATTCCGAATAATGCATCACATGCTTCATAAAAAGCTTGGTTATACATTGGTGCTGGGTAATCATCCCAAATGTTTAGATAAATAATAGGAATTTCCTTACGGATTTCATTTTCAATAGCAAATAACCAAGCCCAATAACGTGGATCAGTAATTAAGAAAATAGCATCTGGTTTTTCAATGCTAATAATATTTCTTAAAAGAGTAGCATCACCATAACCATTTACTGGATAAAGAATAACACTAGAATCATCTATACCTGCATTTATATTAGTATCAGCACTTAAATCTAAACGCTTACCAGCATCAGGATGTTTAATTGCTCCTCCAATATTAACCCAGTTAAAATGATGGGCTGTGCCAATCATTACTTCTTTTCCTACTGTTCCGATGCCTGAGGGCATTCTAATATCATCGCACATCAAAAGAATTTTTTTCCTTTGATCCTTAGGGATATAACCTTGTTTCATAAATTATTGAATATCTAAATCGTTGTGACTGTGAATTTGCTTTCTAAATGTCTCATCTGTAAGGTACAAATGAATAGCGCGATCGGCAAGTTTTTGGAACGAGAATTTGTGTCTAACACAAGATACTTTAAACTCGTCAAATAAGTCACTTTGGATTTTTACACTCGTAAGTGTCATGTCCTTTTTACTCATAACATTGTTTTTAATTAATATAACATATATAAATATATTGGGATTCCTTAAAGTAATCCTCTATCACACAAATCTTTATTGTCTTTAAAAGGACAGTATGTGCAATTATATTTTGAGGGATTTTTCAATTGAGGTCCGGTATTGTAAGAACCATCCTTGTTAAAAGCCATTTCAATAAACTCCTGAAATAGTTTAGTAGCTTTATTGAGTTTGATTTTTCCAGAAGCAGGCACGTGAATTTGCACTCTAGGGTCTGGGAAATCGGGATTACCGTGTAGTTTTCTTTTAACGATAAAATATTCGATATCAATGTTATCTACAGGGAATCCAAATTGTTCACTAAAGAACTTTTTATAAAGAATTAACTGCATGTTTTTAATCTCATCAGTTTTTTCTTTATCTCTCCAACCACGAGTTGAAGTTTTAATATCTATAATCTTAACCTTGTTTAGTGTTTCATTGTATAAAACTACATCAAGGAATCCTTTATAGTATAGATTTTTATAAACAGGATTAGGTTGAAGAGTAATAGGTACTTCAATACCTACTAACCACCAACCTCGTTTACTAAAATATTTGCCTTTATTTTTCTTAAACCAAGAAAGAATACCTAACCCATCCTCATAAAACTCTCTAAGTTGTTCTGGGGATGAAAAATGTTCTTTTTTATTACGTTCGTAATCTGCTCTGTAACCTTCTCTAAGTTTTTCTTCGAATTGACCCTCTAAATCAATTTGATCAGCTGCTGTTTTACTTACGTTATAAAACGCGGTCAGATAGTCTTGTAACACAGCGTGGATTGCCGTACCGAACGTCATATGAATCGATACTTCAGACGTATAATGCCCATCTCGATATTGGAGCGCCCACTTATGTGGGCAGCTCTCAAACATCGAGAATTGACTAAACGATATCATTTTTTGATATCTATGGTCAACGTCTGGGGGCGTGAATTGCTGTACCTCTTTAATTATAGAGGGGGTTTTCTTTTTAGCCAAAACTTATTTCCATTTGCCTCTCATAACTAGCTGGGCAATAATCCCGTAGTTTGAGATATCAATAAAACTATCAATCATTGCTTCTCCAGCTACGTAATTTTTCCCATTACGTTGAAGCATATTTTTTAAACGATTAATTTTATCATTGCAACGAAGCCAGATACCTGTAATAGAAAGATTAATATCTTCTTCTTTTTCTAGAGTAGAACCTAAAGCAATGTTTTGAAGACCATAATCCATCATTTTACTAGCAAACAATTCATATTGTTCTTTTTGAACTTGTTGAAATTCGTATGCTAGTTCTGGGTATTTGATTTCAAAATCTGTAACTGCTTTACTGTTTCCGTAACCTACTTGTTCTTCCATTTATAGAGTTTTTACTAATTTATCTTGTTCTTTTTGATCGATTCCCATTTGCCACAAAATACTTCGAACTCCAGGTTCTCGAATTATATCAATGTAGTGATCAGCTTCACCTAAACTACATTCATAATATTTTGCTACGTATTCTGCTACACTTTGTGGTCTTTGTTTTTTACTTGATTTGACATACTTTAGCCAAATCTTTTTCTTTGGGATCATTTCTCTGTAAATGGTATAAATCTGTTTTTTGTTCTGCGGGCTTATCTTTTGAACATAATTTACAAGTTCTATGTAATTTATATCCATCGATAAATATCTATGAACCATATAAGAGTTGAATGAGTCCCATGACTCTTCCGTGAAATTGCTAGGAGGAGTCTTCTTAACTGTTATCTCTTCTAGCCAATCAAATAGCGTCATATTCGTCTTGAAGTTCCTTAGGAAGTGTTTCCTTCAAGATAGCACCTGTTTTAACATCATAAAACACAGGGATAGGAATAAGTGCATCTTGTGCAGTACCAACTGCAAAGCGTGATGCTTTACGCAAGATAAGACCTTCAGCAACTACGTAGTTACCATCAGGGGTTTCAACCTTTTCTGTGTTTTTAAGGTCGATATTAAGTTTAAGATCTTGATTTTGATTCATGATAATCTATTATAAAACCAATCGCTACAATTAAATTCATACCTACACTAGCGATTATTTCGTGTAAGTCTTCGTATACATTCATTGTTAAATGAACATGTCCTATCATCCAGAAAGGTATAGAAAGATTTTGGCTAATCCAAACTACAGTATACTTAAGAAATTGTTTCATATTCTACGTCTTCTATCTCTCGTACAAAATATATAGCTCCTTCTTTTTTAAAAGTATGTGTACAGTGCCAAAGTTGTCGTAAGATATCTAAATCCCATTGCTTATCATCTCTTATAATTCTAACTACTTTAAATAACTTATTATTAGCATTTATAATCTGATAGTTCATAGAATAGAGATTATTTTAGCTATACAAGCCATAATATTGATTTCTTTATCAATTCTAAAGTTAGAATGGTATTGATATTCTTCAATAATAATTGTTATAAGGCCTTCCTGCCCTCCAGCATACACTGAAGCGTTCTCATAAAGTGCTTTAAATAACTCATCATAATCATTAATATTAGAATCAGCAATTATTTGGCGAATAGTTTTCCAGTTTTTACCGGTTTTAAGCTCGTTTATAACTTGTTCAGTATAACCATTTGATACAAGTATTGACTTATCTAAAACTAGTTTATTATTAATAGTAGATAACTGAGCGGTACCTAAAATTTTACGAATATCAGGGTAATATTGTTTAACAATAGGGCCTAGGGTTTCTTTAGTCCACCCAATTCCTTCTTTATCTAGAATGTCTGCTACGTGAGCAGCTACTTCTTTCATTGAAGGAGGAACAATTTTAAGTACCTGACAACGTGATTGTAAAGGATCAATAATACGTTCCACATAGTTACACGTTAAAATAAAACGTGTAGTACGTGAAAATGTTTCAATAACGTTACGAAGTGATGCTTGGGCTTGAATGGTTAAAAAATCAGCCTCATCTAGAATAACTACTTTGAGAGGTTTGAACGAAGCTGTTGAAGCAAAGCCTGACACCTTGTCCCTAATTGTTTCAATTCCTCTTTCGTCTGAGGCATTGATGTAAAGATAGTCACAATCAAGGTTATTGACAATGAGCTTAGCAAGAGTAGTTTTGCCAGTTCCAGCTGGTCCATAGAATATTAGGTTTTGTATATCGTTCTGTGATAAATATTTCGATATAGTTGCTTTAATATTCTCGTTACCTACATACTCATCTAGTATTTTACTACGATATTTTTCAACTAATAGAGTATGTTCTTTACTCGAAGTCACCATACAGGTCGTATTTTTTAGGTTCCGGTTTTGGAATTTCTATTTCTTGTGTTGTGATAACATACAACTTACTTTTCATAGGCTCAAGCCTAAATGCAGTAGGTTTAGTATTAGATGCTTGATAATAAGCATTTAAAACTTCAGTAATTGACTCATAAACTTTCTCACCGCCAAGGAGTTTCCACCTGTCACCAGGTGGAACTCGCTCAGCGATTTGAATGTTTTTTTCTACTTGTTGGGTATCCATTAGAACATACCTCCCATTCCAGCCATCGGATCAGATTCTTTCTTATCCTCTGGACTATCAACTACAACACACTCGGTAAGCAATACTGTACCTGCTACTGAAGCTGCGTTTTCAAGTGCAGTTCGAGTTACTTTAGCTGGGTCAATAATACCTGCTCCTTTCATGTCAACGATATTTTCTTCTTTGATGTTAAAACCAAACCATGGTTTAGTTCCTCCTTCACCTTGATTACCAATTTCATTGATAATTGGGTACATATCATTTTGAGTGTAACCAGCATTTGAAAGAATTTGTTCAAATGGCTTACCACAGGCTCGGTAAACAATACGCTTACCAATTTTAACAGCATCACTTTCTTCGTTTGATTCAGTAATAGCTTCACGAGCGAAAAGCAAAGCAGAACCACCACCTGCTACGATTCCTTCTTCAATAGCAGCTTTAGTTGCGTACAAGGCATCTTCTACGCGGTCTTTCTTTTCTTTAACTTCTGTTTCAGTGTTTCCACCAACATGAACGATAGCTACTCCTCCGACGAATTTCGCGAGCCTTTCTTGAAGTTTTTCTTGTTCGAAAGGGGTCTTTGCTTTTTCGATTTGCTGTTGAAGTTCTTCAATACGTGCTTGTATTGACTCAGATTCTCCTCTTCCATCTATAATGGTTGTTTGGTCTTTAGTTATTGTAACACTTCGGGCTGATCCGAACCAATCCCAACTGAATTTGTCAAGACGCATACCCTTGTCGGTACTAAATACTTGACCTCCTGTTAGAATTGCAATATCATCCAAAATCAATTTACGGCGGTCACCAAAGTCAGGAGCTTTAACAGCTGCAACTTTAATAGTACCTCGTGCTTTGTTTACGATCAGTGTAGCAAGTGCTTCACCTTCAACGTCTTCAGCAATGATTAATAGTGGACGATTTTGATTAGATACTCCCTCTAGAATAGGAAGTAAATCTTTCACAGTTGTAAAACGCTTATCTGCAATAAGAATAAAAGGGTTCTCAAGATAAGTAGACATGGTTGAATTGTCAGTTACAAAGTAGTGTGACTTGTAACCACGATCAAATTGCATACCTTCTACTGTTTCAAGATAAGTTTCACCTGTATTTGATTCTTCAATTGAAACAACTCCTTCGCGACCTACTTTATTCAAAGCAGTAGCGATCAATTTACCTACTTCAGAATCATTGTTTGCTGAAATGGTAGCGATTTGTTCAAGTTGTTCTTCGCTTGAAATATCTTCTTTAATGTTACGACGTAGTTCTTCAGTTACTTGCTTTACAGCAGCATCGATACCACGCTTAATTTCAACTGCATTAGCTCCGTTATTCAAATGGTTTAGACCAGCTTTAACCATTTCACGAGCCAACAAAGTGGAGGTAGTTGTACCATCACCAGCAACATCAGCAGTTTTAACAGCTGCTTGCTTTACCATTTTAACACCTACTTCTTCTACATTATCTGATAGAGAAATAGATTTAGCTACAGTTACACCATCTTTGGTTGACTGTACCTGACCCATTTCGTTAACGATTACTACATTACGACCATTAGGACCAAGTGTTGCTACTACAGCATCTGCTAGTTTATCAATACCTGAAACTAGTTGTTTACGGGCTTCGGGGCCAAATTCAATTATTTTACTCATTATTCTACAATTTTAGCTAAAATATCGTTTTCACGACCAATCATATATTCTTCTCCTTTATACTCAAAACGAGTAAAGGTCATAGTAGGAAGAACTACTACATCACCTGGTTTCAAAACAGTAGGAAGCAAAGTACCATCATAAGATAGAACTCCAGGACCTACTGAGATTACTTTTGCGGTTTTATTTTTTTCATTTCCTAGATCAGGAACAACAATGTTTCCATATGTTGTTTCTTCTAGCTCAATTGGCTGTACAATAACAGCATTAAATAGTGCTTCAATCATATTTTAATAACTTGACTTAAACGATTAACGATTTGATTATAATTGTCGATATATTCTTGGATTGTATCATAGCTGATACTCATAGCCTCGTCTCGAGCAATTGCTTCAAGAGCACTGCCTAAACTAGTATAGTATCCAAGTGTTTGTTGGTATTCTTTACCACTTTCTTCAGCGGTAATTCCTTTTTGCACAGCATAACAATAGTCATCCAATTGAATGTAATAGGGTTCAATTAGAGGATCTTTGATGTAACGTGTGTACTGCTTTGATTCCTTTGTTTTTCGCATAACATTTTATTATAACGTGAATATACGACTAAAATTGCGCTAGGGCACGCTTTTAATCAAAAACTATTACTTAATTTTAAGGACTTTTGGTTTAGCTTCTTCAGCAAATGGTACAGAAATTTTTAGAAGACCATTCTTCATTTCTGCAGTTGCGTCTGCAAGCTTAAACTTAGAAGCTACTTTGTAACCTAAATTAAAAGAACGACGTGCAATACCTTTGTGGAGGTAAGTACAGTCGTTCACATCACAACACTTGTCGTCTTCACTTTTATTGTAAGATATTTTAAGAACATCTCCTTCGATATTGATTCCAATATCGCTTTTTTCAAGACCAGTACATGCAACTTCAAAGTGCAAGCCGTCTTTGTTCTCGTAAATATCTACTGGGTGGGGAATTTTAGCCTCAATGGCTGGTTGGAAATTTAATTCCGATCTGAAGAAATCTTTAAACAACAGATCAAATGGTGAGAGGTGTCTCTCTGAAATAAATGTAGTCATACGCTAATAAATTTGTGCTGTCCTAAGATCAGCGGGTTAAACTTAACATAACTTTGTGCCCTAGCTACAATTTTATGTCTATAATAAATATTATTGGTCTGCTTTTCTTACAATATAGTATGTACTTTTCCAGTTATCTCCTTCAAATACAAACTTTAACAATCCTTGAATATTCAAACTCATGTGAGCTACATTCGCATCTTTATTATTTGCGAATACAACGCGAATCATTTCAGAGTTGAATGGGATATTGAAATTGTATTGTTCGCCGGTTATAACCGTGTCAGGAACGATATACTCAATTTTATTTGTGTGGTTTGAATTATCTCCAAACACCATTGTAAGCACTTGCTCACCATCAAAGTTTTGAGTAATAGTAAAATTTACATTATCACTTTGTAGTGCATTTTTAGCTTTAATAACAGCTGAAATAGCATCTGATTCAAAGGTACTTTCGATAATATAATCGTTTGGATCGTTTACTTTACCTGGTTCGTTAATCAATAATAGATCTGAAAGTGAATAGTTTAGTTTGTAACTAACGTCTTCAATTACTAGTTTACTAAAAATTCTACCTGTTTTTTCTAGCTGTAGGTTTAGATCACCTGAGGTAATTCCCAATAGTTTATCTAATTGAGAAGTGTTGTAAATAGCAATTTCGCAATCTTCTAAATCAAAACCCTTGTAAGTAACTTCCCCAATCATATCTTTTGTTGGGGCGTTAAATTTAATATTTAGCTGTTTTTCTTTAACAGTCCATTTTACAGCGTCAATCATTCCACTCAAATTATACTTTGAGATGATTGCTTGTAATTCTCCTTTATTTACCATATTTAAAAACTAAAAAACAGATTACGGTAGGGATTTAAATTAAGTGACCATCCTAAATCATGATAAAACCCTTCTAATTTACTTTCCAAAATCGATTCAAATGATTTGTGTTTGTCAGCATAATCGTCTAATAATGTACGAATCTTTTCTGGCATATCAAAATCTAGGAATGCGAGTGCTTCTACTTTGTATGGGTTATCTTTTAGATAAATCCATTTTACTTTATCACCCTGTGTAATTCTAGAGTGTTGTTTATCTAAACCCCAAAATGATAGTAAATCATTGTATTTGATAGCTGCTTTAACTGGGGCAGGTGCTTTAGGTTTGATTAATGAGAACATTTCTCCGGGTTTAGGGGCACGCTCAACATAATCGTTTAGAGTTTTTACTGAAGTTGGGTTACCTAGAATTGTAATATCAAGCTCTTTTGACATAATGTGCTCTCTAAACTCTAGAAGCAATTTATCAATTTCACTTTGTTTAGTACCCTTAAGAGCTAACTCTAGAATTTTATTAAAGAACTTTCCAAAAATAGGAGGAAAGTTAGCTTTCATAAACTCTAGACCTTTAATATCTAGCTCGTTTTTAACTACACCTTCTTTTTTAGTAATCCACTGAGCGTATCTTCGAGTTGCTCTAAAGTAAGCTGAACGAATGATACACTCGGTTTTCATCTCAAAACGGTGAACAGGAACGTTAAACACGTTTGTGGACATTTCCGAATAATAATCGGTAATTAAGTCTTGGTATTTGAGGGCGATTTCTTCAAGTTTGTTATCTCTTTCTTCTTCATCCATCTCATCAAAATTAGGGTAGAGATGCCTAAGCAGAGGTTCAGCATTATAATAGTTAGAGTCGGTATCAACATAAGCGCAATAATTAGTATCGCCTTCTTTACAGATAAACCAAGGTGTACTTTCTAAATTAATCATTCTACTACTACTATTTCTCCTAAATTGTGAGACGAAATATAATACTTAAAATCCCACTCATCAAGGAAATCCATTACTATTTCTTGCATTTTTTGAGAATTACCTGTTATTATATTTGCTCCTTTACGATCAAAACCTTGCCAAAAGAAAAAGTCAATCAACTTATCTTCAACATCAGCATGTTTAACCCCGTGCAAATCAAGCGTTGTCTTCCTCTTCATTATGTATTACACCCTCAAGTTCACCTTTTTGGTTGTAAATCTGTTCGGGAACAGTAATATAAAATTTTTCTCCTTTAATGCTAAAACGTCCTCCTTGCTTAAGCATTTTCTTAAAAAAGAGTACTTCTTTATCTGACCACTTTTCTGATTTGAAAATAATAGTATCTTTGTCAAGTTTTTCACCTGCGCTATAAATTGATACTCCTGCTCTAATTGATTGTTTTGAAATTTTGTTTTCCATTATAGTGTAAGTTCTCCTCTCATTACTTTATTCATATGAGTGTTAGCAAAATAAGCTGATTCCTGAATAATTCGTTGACCAGACAAAGTAATACTTTCACTCAAAATTACGTTACCATACCTGAATGAACCCAAAGCAGTAGCTCCGTAAAGTGAGTTCAACAAGATTTTCATTGTGTGTTGCATCAAGTGAAACTTTTCACCATCTGCTTTGTTGCCTGCTTTGTAAGCTTGCTTCATTTTATTTTTATATATAACTCGCTCCTCAAACCATTTTGCCAGAATCGTTTTTAGTACCGAATCAAAATCAGTTCGGTACATAACTCCATTAGCTGAAATTGCTAAATTAGAAGATTCTACCAAATTGATAATGTCTTTAACCTTCATTTGAGCTGTTCTACGCTTTGAATTTTGAACAGTAAACTCGTGATCCGGATTCATCTTTTTCAAATCATTTAATCCGTATCGACAGTTAAAAATCTCTTTATTCTCAACGACTACTTTTTCATCCGGCATCAAAATCCTACCTACTAGCGTTTCTTTACCGATATTCAAAGACATGATAATTGAAGGATACAATGAAGTTAAATCCTCGTCAAACATGTAATTGAATAAACCCGCGTTAGGACAAAATAAGTAACCACCTGCGTAATTCTTTTTAGTAATTGGATTTCGATCGCGAGCCGGAGGTACAATACCTTGAGACAACAAGTAAGCCGAAATAGCACCATCGTGAATCATACTATTCTTGTAAACGTCTGAATAGTTGATTTTACCTTTATGTGCTAGGTTTTTTGTTAAAGGTAAGTATTGGAATTTCTCGTCTAATGCCTTTAAAATCTCTACGTCTCGGAAGTTGTACGAGATAAACTTTTGTTTGTCTTCTCTAAACAAGCGGTCCAAACTACCCTCGTACTCGATTTTTTCCATACCTACGTACTTTTTACCTAAGGCATCAAGCTTATAGGATGGTTCGTCTTTAAAGCTAAACTTTTTGTGTAGCTTCATATAGTCTAAAGATTCGGTACCCGCAATTTTAAGCCAACCATCTCTGTTCCATTCGGATTCATCCATTACAATTCCGATCGGAGACAGCATGTTTGCTACTTCTTTGTCAAATACATTACAAAGGCGGTAATAGAGGTAAGGGATATCAAAGTAGTCACTGTTGTAGCCAACAAGTATATCCGGATTAATTTCGCGGAGGTGGGTTATAAAAGCCTCAAGTAAGGCTTTTTCTGTCGGAACCGGAATAATCTCCCTGTTACCTTCTTTATCTCTTTGTAGCTCGCTTTTTTTATCTAAGATAAGAATTTTCCACTCATCTGTTTGCTTATGCCACCAAGCTATAGAGGTGATAGGTTTAGGAGCGCTACGAATGTAATCTTCTGTAAGCGCACCTCCCATTTCACACTCTATATCAAAAAATACTTCTTGGTGGGTAGTAGAGGGCTCGTCATTTGTTCCGTACATATCAACTAGAAACCTTTGGTAGGGCCTCATATCGTGAAAGTGCAATTTGGGGTTATCTTTTTCCCATTTATTTACTTTACGGAGTGATTCTTGTCTTAATCCTCTAATGTTCTTGTCTGCATCATGATCATCGCATTCAACGTAAGCGTGGTAATTCCAAGCCATAGTTTGATAACCGCCATCATCCCACAAGTGAATTCTATAATTGTTTTCCTTGAGGGGTTGTACAAAACAAGATTTATAACTCATTACTTAAAAAATTGCTTCAGATCGGGTTTGAAGTAATTAATTGATTTCATCACTTTACGGTCTCGAGTACGATATACAACATACTTGTCACCAACCTGTTCATAGTGACAGCCTTCGCCTTGTTCTTGTGAACGTAGGTCAACAGTCTTTTGTGCCTCTTCTTGTGTAGAACAAGCTTTTGAAAGATTTGATGCCTGTACTTCCATGTAAGCGGGCCAAATTTTATCCTTAAGACCATGAAGCATAGCACCGTTCCCAATGGAAACATAAGCAATGTCACACAACGCGTCCAAAACTTCAACGATGTTTTCTGTTTCGCAAGCATGTTTATACTCCTCAAGTTCTTCCAGAATGAAGTTGTAGACAAAGTCCCATTCAGGTTTTGCTGGAATCGTTGGTACATAGTTGTTAGGTTTATTCATTAAGCTGTTGAACTCTTCAACCTCGCTGACGAATGGTACATATTGTGAATTAAACAAATTTGCAATTCTTCCAGCGGTAACTTCAGCCCAATCAAATTCAGGATTGCGAGTTGCTTCATCTCGATCATGGAATGAACGAAGCAATCCTAGGCTGTTGATTAGTTCAATAGTAATTAGTTCTTTAAATTGAGACATGTCCGTTATTAATCTTTAGTGAATCAAAGAATTCTTTACGTGCTTGGTTATCATTATCCATAAACACACCTGATGCTTTGGTAGTTACCATAGCTGCTCCTTGGTGTTTAACACCTCGACAAGATACACAAGAGTGAGTAGCAACAACAGTTACAATTACACCCAAATTATCTTCGCATACTTTATCTACGGCTTGGTGAATAGCGGCTGTAAGCTGTTCTTGAATAGCACCACGGCGACCAAAGTGCTCTACAATACGATTAAGCTTACTCAATCCAATAACTCGTCCATCTTTTCCTGCAACGTAGCCGATATGTACAACCCCATTGATGGTTTGATGATGGTGAGAACACATAGAAGTAAGAGGTATATTACGTTCAATGATAATGCCATCATAGCCATCTGAGGGGAAAGAAGTGATTTCAGTAAACTTCTCATAACGTCCCTTCCAGAGATCATAGACATACGCTTTAGCCACTCGACGAGGTGTTTCCATTGAGTTTGGATCATTTTGCCAATCACATTTTAGTGCGGTAAGAAACTTACCGAAATGCTCGGTTGCCTCATCTACCATTTGTTGTTTTTGTTCGTCAGTAAGCGGGAAATCTCCTGCTACACCGTTTGCAAAACCGGCTTGAACACACTCGATATTGTCGTACTTTTTACGACGCTTGTTTTCAATGTTTTCCATATAACTTATTTTATTTAAATGTACGAAATAATCTTTACAGAGCAAAGATTGATTTTAAGTTTCTTTTATAACCTCCAGTTGAATCCATTCCATAGCCAATCAACCATTCATCATCACATTCAAAAGCATGTCTAAATGTTGATACATGACTGTGTGGGTTAATAGGATTAAATTCGTTTTTAGCTCGTTTAACTAAGGTAACAATATTAATTGTCTTAGCCCCTTTTAAATTAAAGTACTTAGCTAAAAATTTCATTGTTTCACCTGAATCAAAGATATCATCTACAAGATAAACATGTTTACCAGTAACTGATGTTTCAACATCTTTAGTTAGTTGAATACTACCTCGTTCTTTACCTGAATAGGATTTAACTCTGATAAAATCACATTCAACATCAATTTCCATGTTACGAACTAGATCAGAATAAAACATAAAGGCTCCATTTAGTACTCCAACCATTACTACTGGGGTAGCATTGTTTTTATGTTCTCTAGAGATTTGTTGAGCAATAATTTTAGTTTTAATGTCTATATCTTTAGACGAATATAACTCTATCATTTAAGTAAATTTTTAATCTGTTCAGTGCCAATAATTTTAGCTTTAAGTTGACTATTTTCAACTACAAGTAAAGTAGGATAATAAGTTATTTCAAAGGTTTTATTTAACTCATCATCTTTGTCTAACTCTACTAAAATAATATTATTTTGTTCACTATATTCTTTAATTATACTTCTTATAGCATCACAGTGATTACATTTATCTTTAATAAAAGATATAAATAATTTAGGACTACCTATAATAAGTTTTTTTAAATTATCGTCTTGATCCATTAAATTTTTTCTTTAGAACATTTTTTACAAATCCAAACAAAGTGAGGAATACCGAAGTTATTCCTCTCTACTTTGACTCCTGTTTTAAAAGTCATAGGACCTAAACAGTTATGACAAACTATTTTTTCAGACGCGCGTGCCATAACGAAATTCAAATTTTTCGTTTTCTTTTTCTACTCCAATTCCATCTAAACTAATGTAACTTAATTTATAACCATAAGGGTGAATTGCTGAGATAATACCAGAAGGCTCAAGAACTTTAAGAGCCCATAACTGGTGTAGATTTTGAAGATATTGATGAGGCATTATTTTATTTCTTTTACTTCGTAAATGTTTCCTGAGGTAGTATTAGCTTGAAAGATTTCAGCCAATTTAACAGCAGCATCTGCTGATTCAAACTCCATAGGAATACCCTCGCTATCATTTACAATGATAGTACGAGGGGTTCCTTGGATTTGTGTATGCTTAAGAATGATGTAAGCCATTATACTTCGCGTTTAGTATCAAAGGCAATAATATGTTCACGGCCTGTGAAATTATAGTAATTATCTGTACACCATTGAATTACCATAGGATAAACACGAATTAGTTCTTCACGGTTATCACCTGGAGGCATAATCCAAATTTTATCTTTAGGTACTTCTAGCTCATCCATAAATGTTCTAATTTCGTTCCATGTTTCAGGCATTTCAACAGGGTTGACAACTACCTTCATATGGTAATCAGAATGGTAAGCCATTGATTTTTTAATAGCATCTTTGTTTAAACGCAAGCTATTATGCTTATCAACCATTTTTTGGTCTACAACACCCCCAAGAGGTGTAGCAATCCCAAGTACAGGCACGCTGTTGCTAAATTTAGGGCTGAAAGATATAAGCCCAATAGGATGATCTGTTTGGAGGAAAGCAGACCCTTCTGTTTCGATCGTGATGATGATTTGCCTTTCATTTGCAAAGTGAGTTAGTTCGTTTACGAGTTTAGGATGCATAGTGGGAGAACCACCAGTTAGCATCATTTCCTTAATTTCAGGATGTTGATCGTAAATGTTAATAATATCCTGGAAGGTATATTTACCTTTCTCAGGGTGAATACTTGTGTACCAAGAGTCGCACCAGCCACCTTCACCAAAGTAGCAGCGGTGAGTGCAACCTGTAGTGCGAACTGCAACAGTAGGGCGACCTGCACGGCTACCTTCTGATTGCACACAAGTGTATAGTTCTACAATTGGTAAAACTTTATTGTAATCTTCAATTCTTCCTAGTGACATATTATCCTTTATAAAATGCTGTATTTTTTTCATGTTCACGGAACTCAACTTGAACAACCTTTACGCGACCTTCTGTTTCAGTTTGAATAAAATCGTTTAGCTTGTTATAGAAATATTCTGCAAATCGTTCTGCTCCTGTGGCTGGGATTACTCGAAGTTGGATTACTCCAAATTTCTCCATTGCTTTAAATCCTTCTAGTTCAGGATCGTCTTCAGCTACAATAGTAGTGTGATCAAGCATGTAATCCATCCATGCTTTAGGATTCATACCATCAATAGTTCCTTTAGCACGCTTCATACCTCCAAAATCCCATACCCAGTTACGCTCATCAAGATCACCTTCAAACCATACTCTTAGGCTTACTCCATAGCCGTGAAGAAATCTGCAGTGAGTTCCTTCGGCTTTCCACTGACGGAAGACTGTTGAGTAACCGTCAAATATTTTTGTTGATCTAAAGCTTCCCATTGTAAAAATCAATTACTTGTTGCATTGAACGAGCTCCTGTAAAGCGAGCTTTTTCTTGTTCATTTTCTACTAAAATTACTGTAGGAACACTTTTAATTCCATAGCGAGTTGTAGCATCAGGAGTATAATCTACATTAAGTTTTTTAATAGGCATACCTTGTTTAGCTAATTCATCCATCACAGGACCGAATTGTTTACAGGGACCACACCAGTCCGCTGAAAAATACCATAGTTGTTTCATTTACGTATAAATTGATAATTAATAAAAAGAAACATTAGAGCAGCCGCTGTTAACCAGCGACCCTCTCCTGCTTCAAAAAGTGAGCTAAACAAAAAGCTCCAATGTCCATATTTCAAAAACCAAGTTTCAAATTTTTTCATTTTACTATTTTTTTGTTTTTGTTCTTTTTCCCAACGTTCTTTATTTTTACCGTTGAAAATATCTCTATAGAGATTACTTCGATCCATGACTTTCTAGTACTTTTGATACTTCTGCTACTACGTGTTCCCAAGTTACAGGACCGGTCTCGTCTGCATATTCTACTGGGTCAGGACGACCTAGTTTAAGGAATGCCTCAACTCGTTCTACTGAAGAAGCTGATTTGTAATCTGAGTACCATTTGTAAGCATTAGTCTCTGGACGGTTATACCATTTGATTGGTTTATAAGATGTATTTGTACGTGAATATACTTCATTAAAATCAAGTCCTAATTCATCACACAATACTTCTCCATCTTGTAAAATGGTGAATTTATCACCTTTAAGATAGGGTGTAAAATAACTTACATTTTCAGCACCCCAATTACCTATTCTAAAAGCATAATCGTCTGCGTCACGGAATTCTTGACGACAATCAGGATAGATTGCATGGTCACCTGCGTGAATACCCATTGCAATGTCACACATTTCACCTGTTTTATCAGCGATTGAAAGTGCAACTGCTTGAGTAATTGAAGCAAAGATTTTGTTACGATTAGGAACAACTGTTGCTTTCATATTTTCTTCAGCATAGTGTCCTTCAGGTACTTCATCTCCACCTGTTACAAGTGCTGAGTTAAGTAGATCAACCAAACCGTCAAGTTTGATAACTCGGTAGTTAATCATTGAATAAGCATCTTTACTTTTACCTTCTACTAATCTTTGAAAATTTAAAAGGTTTACTAAAGATTGAGCACGGTCAAGTTCAACTCGGTGTTTTTGACCATAATCAAATGAAAGTGCTGTTACTGTATCGTACTCTTTCAAGCAACGAAGCAACAATGTTGAGGAATCCATTCCTCCAGATAACGAAACTACAACGTGTTTTGCCATGTTTAATATAAATATTTAATGTGCCAGGTATTGTGAGCGTATAGGCAAACGCTTTTTACAGATCATTAATTTCACAAAACTTACAAATGTTATTTGCTAAAATGTCGTAATCAATTTGATCACTTAACATATAAAAATAATCATTCATATTTGCTTTTGGTTTAGCATCTAAACCAGCATTACTATAACGAATACCCTCTAACGCAGCCATTACTGGGTTAGATGTATCGATTGATTCAATAAATTTGAATCCTCTATACCAACCAAATTCTTGTGGTACTGAACAACCCAAAAGGTGAACACGATCGTTATCGTGAATTATTTTCGTTTTGTAGAGAGCAGAGATGACAGAAAGTCGACCAAGTGCTTTACCAAGATCCAAATTAGGATGAGGAACAACGTCATTATAATAAGATGCCCCATACGAAAAAGCAATTTTTTCATATCCTAAATCTCTATAAGTTTGATAACAAGTGGATGCTTCATGAATTGTTTGTGCTTGAACTACAGCTACTTTAGTAACACCTTTAGGTAATTCAATTTGAGCCCATTTACGAGCATTTACTACTGAAGCGTCTCGATTTTCCCAAACATCAGGAACAATAAATTCTTGAGGACGAATAACACTAATCCAGTGTAGCAAACGATCCTCATCATAAGCATGCCCTAGCTCATGAAGTGAATTATCCATAATAATATAGCGGCCTTGAGATACTGAAGTCAAGAAATAATCTTGATAACCTTGCTCTTGATCAAGCAAGTGGGGAAGACAATAATCGTAATCATTAAAATTACGGCTATCTTCTAAAAGACATAACGGTGTTTCGTGAGATACTTTAATCATAATGTGAATATAAATATTTTATTTTGTCAAAGCAAGTTTTCTTGGTCGACCTCGTTTACGAATTTCTACTGAGGTGACTTGTCCAAATTCCTCAAGTGATTCATAGAATGATAACAAATCAGAGGACCAATTACACAACCGATCAAGCAGCTCTTCTCTACTAATTTTAAACGAGGTAGTAAAGGCATCAAGTATAGCCTCGATACGAGTATTTTCCTCCTTTTCGAAATCAGCTAGTAAACGACGGTAACGAGCAACATCAACAGTAACTTTTTCGTACTGTGTTTGGTAATCATCTTTGTCTAAATCGAGCTTTTTACGCGCATTAATCGCAGCAGATTGCGCTTGCCAATAGTAGCACGAAAAATCGAAGTCGCCGTTTATAATGCGCTCTTTCAACGGAGCACGCTTACCTAGTGGTGCACCAGGTTGAGCGTGAGTACGCCACCACATAAATTTATTGTAATTAAGTGGTTTGAGTTTTGATAATTCTTTGTTAACAACCTCTTCGGGTTGAGTAATAAATGAATCTAAAAAGCAATTAAAAGGCATCTTCGATTGTCCCTGGGTTATTCTTTAATGTGTCACGTAAGGTACGAAGAGAGGAGTGGTTAATCAACTCCTCTTCTTGCATCTTATTAACCCAGTTGGGTTTCGATTTCGGCTTTGCGTTCTGCCAACGCCTTGAATTCTGATACCACATCTACTTGTTTGGGGTTTTCAGGGTGATATTGATACAACTCGTCCATAACGTGAACAACAGTCATCAATTCGTCTAGCAATTTTACTCGTTCTTTTGGTTCCATAACTTTATTTTTTATTTGGGTAAATATATGAAAGCCCTTTCGGGCTTCCAAATTTTAAAAATAGCTTTTTGTATTCCCGTCTAAATAATCTCGTAATTTTTTCTTTCGCCAAGCTGAAATACCTGGGTTATTTAGAATTTTGTCTTCACTTAAAGGTGGAATGGAGGGTTCACCACTCATTTTAACTTCAATTTCTGGCTCTTGTAAATCTTCATCTTCCCATTCTTCATCTTCTAAACCATCCATTAAAGTTGAGTCCCAATCACTAAGGTCTTCTTTAGTGTAAATATCAGTTCCCTCGTTATCTTCTTTATCCTTATACATGTCATATCCTTCTTTAGAACGTAATTGAGCAAAAGCAAAATTAGCTGCAATCACAAGAGCAATTGCTAAAGGATCAAATACAAAGATAATAATTAAAAGAAGTACATTGATAATTTTATCCATTGATACTCCTGTTAGACCTGAAAGGTACTTAAGTGGACCTAATTCTCCTGCTAGTTCACTATTAGTTTTAACTTCTACTATTTCAGTTTCGTATTCAAATAATTTAGTATTTAATTCATCTACTTTACTATTCAAATCTGATTGACGAGAAATAGCTTGGTCTAATTGTTTTTCAAGTGATTTACGATTAGCTGAAGATGAGGTAGATAATATATTTCCATCTTTGTCTTTATAGGTTTGAATGTTACCTGCTAATCCTGATCTTAGGTTTGATACAGCAGCGTTAATACTTTCTTTTTCAGCATTATAAACTGCTAACTGTTCTTTAATATTGTCTCGTTTTACCTCTATTAGAGATACTTGGGCGTCAATATTACCTGCTTTGTTTGCTGTTTCTTGATAAGCAGCAGATAAGAAACCATAAATACCCATTGAGGTAATTAAAATAAGCACACCAGCCGCTATTGTTAAATAGGTTCGGAGTGCTTTATTTATTGAATCCCAATATTGGTAAAGTAGGGAAGCTATAACTAATTTAGCGATTTCTAATGAAGAGGCCATAATAATGACCTCAAGTGAAGCCCCAGCAAAGAGTTTGCTAAGGCCGCTAACTGAATAGAAAGCGGCCGAAGCAGACACTGACAGGGCGGAGAATGCTATTAAAAGCGGAAATATTTTATTCTTTAGGTTCTTCATCTCTAATACCTTTATGTTTATCTATCTTATCCAGTATCTGGTTTAGTAGACTTACCTGGATAAAACCAGCCATAGATGCATTTTTAAGTGCACTTATTAACTGAAATATCATAAAAGGTACAACAATTACTTCACTAAGCCAAGCTGTACCAGCAAAGCCTTGTTCAACCATTAATATAACTGTTAAGATGACTAACCAAGCAACTGTATTTCTTAATACATTTAATGCTTTGCGAGTCTGGAATCCTTCTCTTTTGGTTCCAGCAATCATACCAAATATACCATCTAGAAACATTACCCCCACTATAGCCAAATACTGATCTGAATTTGCCATAGTAAGTTCCATGAAATAGGAACACATGAAGGTGATACCCGCGGATAATGAAGTTATAGCCAATAGTGGGAGGTTAAGTTTCATAGAGGTTTTATTTTACGTATTCGTAGTACTTGTATGTTTTAGTTTTTCTATCTTCTAAACCATGAGTACCACCATTAATACGTTTTGTAAGAGCTAAAATAGCTGCATCGTTGATACCTTGGTCACAGATAGACCACAACTTATTTCTTTCAAAGAAGAACATAGCTGATTCAAAAGCATACTTAGTAGCAACTAAATCTGGGTTCTCTAAAACTTCGTTATTGTTTAAATACTTAGCAAAAGCTTCGTAGTTAGATTTACCAGTTAATTGTAGAGCACCTCTACCTCTGTATTTCCAACCATCACCTGAAGCTTCGTCTCCGTTACCCATTCTAGAAGCATAAACTACGTTAGCGATTTTTTCTGGGTTACGAGCGTAAGCGTTAGCGTCACGACCAGCGTTTTTAAAGTATTTAGGGAAAATTTTGTTTAAACCATCAGCTGAGTAATTTAAATTTTCGGAAAATGCTTTAAAACCACCTGTCTCGTGTGCGGTTTGAGCAAAGAAATGTGCTGCTCTAACAGGTGAAAATTTATAGAAAGCAGTAGCTGCTTTCATTGTACCAGGACCGAAAGCACCGTCTGCGGCTACTCCGGCTTTTTCTTGTAAACTTTTTAAGCTCATAATCCGTCTTCTTCTTGTTTATTACCTTTACCAAAAATCTTACCTGCTTCAGCGATACCGAAAGCACCTAAGGTAATGATTACGAACGAATTGAATACAGTATCTGAAATAACGAGTTCTTGGCCCATGATACCTGTAACGATGTCAGCAAGAGCTGCAATGCTCATTACTGAGAATGACATAAAACCAACGATTGTTTTTTCGTTGTAGTCATTTTTGTCTTTAAAAATGTCTGAAAATCCCATAATTTGAATTTAAAATGTTAATTAAGTACAACTATTGGGCAAAACGTTTATTATAAATATTAAATTGTTTTTAAAGCGTCCTCAAGAGAACGTTGTAAAGCTTTGGAGAACGCCTTTCTATTAAGCGGAACTTCATTATTTTCAACATCTAACAAAGCAGCAAATAATAAAGTTTTTCTTTTAGCGTCTCCCATATATTCTTTTCCGTCAATGGTTATTTTAACTTCTACAATATAATCTTTTCTTAACCACTGCATTCCTACTATATTAAGTTTCTGTTGTGGAGATTCAATTTTAGTAATCTCTACTGAGATATGATGCATTTGAGGATTAAAATCTTTATCATAAAGAATTTCTTCAACAGTTTCTTTTATACCAAATCGAACATCTCTATCTTCAATTGTTTGAATTGGGGTAGTATTGATAACTGTATCAACTTGGGCTGTAGCTAAAGTAGCTGCTAATAAAATTGAAAGCATATTAATTGTTGTATCCTGTTCTTACTAAATAAAAATTAGTGCTACCTTGGTTAGTTAATCCAGTTATAGTAACACTTTGTTGTCCGGTATACGTATTTTTTAAATTACTGTTAGATGCATTTATAACATTCCATTCTGCTACAGTAAATATTCTGTAATTAGGGATTCCAGGTTTCCATCCTCTACCTAATATTCTCATAAAAGTAAGGTAAATATCAGTTATAGATAAACTATTATCTCCGTTTACATCCATTCTATAATAATCTTTAGCTACAAAAGATTGAGATAATACTTTTTGATTAAAGGCTTGGGCATCACTATTTGCAGGAGCTCCTATGGTTAAACTACCTAAACGTAATTCAAAATCATATAAATTAGCGTCTCTAGAAGATGATAAATTATATCTACCATTAGCATCAGTTATATGATTACTTAAAAAAGTATAAGTAGGGTCTGATTTTAATTTACTATATAATTGAAAAGGAATATTAGGGATTCCTACCCCTTCAGCCCCATAGACATAACCATTATAAGCAAATGGATCTTGTGCTCCTGTAATTGTTGTTTTAAAATCAAATGTATTACCATAAGGATAATTACCACAAAGAGTAGGAGATGAAGAATACACCATTATAAAACGGGCATAAACTTGACCATTAAATACTGAGGTAGGGACTGTAAATGTGCTGTTAAAACTTCTAGTGCCAGTCCAAACATCAGTATGTGAATAAACTAATTCACCAGGGTCACTTAAGTTCCCATTACCATTAAAGTCAATCCATAACTTAAAATATTGTTGGTAATTTCCTTTTGTTTGAGCTGTAAACGAAATTGAAATATTTTGACCAGCGTTAATAGTAGGAATAGGAGTACCTGTATAATCATAATAACCGGGTCCTGAATACGCAGTATTACCCTGATAATATTGACCATTTATAGTTAGGTTAGCCATATATTCGTAACCAAAACTAGTAGAGGTACTAGCACATAAAGGTGACTGGGCGTATGATTGCACACCTGATAGAATAAGTAATATTATGAGTAATTTTCTCATAGGATCAGTTTAGCACCTAATAATACTTGATAGTTTAAAATATTAGCACCCGCAAGGTAAGTTCCACCTCCTGTTAACCCAAATCCAAATGTTTTAGTTAATTTATAATTTACATTAAAGAATGGGATTATAATAGGTTTAGAATCAAACCAAGATTCAGTATAGTATTTTGAGTAAGGAGCATAAACACCTGCGGCAATTAAAGTGCCATCTATGTTTTTATAAAGTTTACCTTTATACATAAACCCAGCTACTGCTAGAGTTGATATAATAGGTTCTTTATATAGGTAACCTACACTACCAGCAGCACCATAAATGGCAGTAAAACGTTTTAAGCTATTTACTCTAATAAACATTGTAGTATTAGACCAAGCACCTGGCTGGAATGACATTCCTGAAGATAAAAGGTTAATACCTTTGTTTCCTTTTTCAGTAGTACTAATCCAAGATTTCATTACAGTTATATTACTGATTCGAGCTCGAACCATATAATCAGCTGATAGACCAATTGATGCTGTGCCATCTCCTTTTACACGAGTAAACGAAAATGTGCCTCTAGCATCATTGGTTTTATCGTCTGTTTTTTGAAGACCAACTATATCGCCAGTTACTAAAATAGCAGGTTTTTGAACTTGTGCTTTAGCTTTAGCTGTTGTTTTTGAGGTTTGATTCGCATCTGATTTTTGTTGGTCTGTTTTAGCTTCATCTATTTTCTCCTCAGATGGAACTCCCTCTTGACCTCCTCCTTGAGTTTCTCCTGTTGAAGTTCCTCCGCTAGATTCGCTAGGGTTAGGGGAACCAGAATTAGGGTTGCTAGTACCCCCACCGCTGCTAGAACCTGAACCTGAGTTGCCAGAAGAACCAGTGTTGTTATTATTGTTACTACTGTTGCTCGAGCTAGAAACATTTGACTGAGAATTGTTATTGTCTTCATTTGAGGAGGAATTTGAATTTGATTGGTTACCTGTATTAATATTTCCTCCTAAATTAAGAGAAGAAATAGACGTAACTGTACTTAAATTCAGAACATTATTAATTATATTAGTTGTTAAATTTGTGGTAGATGTTGTTGTAACTGTAGTAAATACTTCACTACAGGGGGCCGCTACATAATTAGAATATACTTGGTTAAGCCACGTATCTAAAACACCACTAGAAATTTCATTGTAAGTAAATGCTCGGGTCTGCCCATAATATGAAACTATAATAGGAGCACTCATATCGTACATTAAAGTCTGTACTTGTTGAGTACAAGGATCAATATACGAATACATGAAGGTCTGCCCTTTTAAGGACAAACCTCCAAGTAAAAATAGGAATGCTAATATTTTAGTTTTCAAATACACCGTTCTTGATAAGTTTTTCGATTACATTAGTACTAGCTGTTTCTAATGCTTTACGAGTTGCCTTACCTACCGTGCTTTGAGAGAATGTCATACCATCCAATGATTTTAAGAATGCTTCACCTGTTTTTGTAGCTTCACCTTCACCTGAGCCAATGTAAATTTGCCCAGTTTCAGCGTTTACAAATCTAACTTGTAGTCTAATAAATGTAGTTACTACAACTTTAGCTTTGCCTTTTACTACGGTTTCATCCTCATCAACAGCAAAATCCGCTACAGTTACATAAACAAAGTAACGAGCAGCTTTAATTTTACCTTTACCATCAATTGGTTCTTCAAACACACCTTTTTTAGATGCTTTGAATTGTGTTACCATTCTTTCTTTGATTTCAGATTTTTCTTCTGTAAAGTCAAAGCGATTAGTTTCATCTAAATAATCAAGTACAGATTCAGCGAATCCTAAACCTACATTTTTTTCTTGCAAGCTAGGATACATTTTGAATACTTTCTCTAAATCTACATTTATAACTTGAATAGTAGTTTTAGCTCCAGAATAATCTGAAACTGTAGAGATACTTTTAGATACTACTTCATCTCCTTCAGTTACGGTTGACATTGAACCACAACCTGTAAGGAGGAGTAAAATTGCTAGACTACCAAGGATCCTCATCTTCTACTGGTTTTGCTGGAGCCGGAGCTGGTTTTTCGATTACTCTTTCAACTACTTTAGTTTCA